GTGTTCGATGAGAACATTCCTCCTGCAATATCTTGTACTTGCTCATTGGAAAGTTGCGTGTTTGTGTTTGTCGTGAACGTTAGATTGTTTTGCATGTATGTCTTTAGTCTAGACATTGTTGCCTTTCTGTTAGTGCCACCTGCACCATCATCAACTATCATTAGGTCAGCATCCACTAACGCTGCATTAATGTCAGTCATCCCGTCAATATCCAAACCAACAGTAACAGTATCCGTAGACCCTACTACTGTGGCAATTCCATCTCCACCCGCTATGTCTAATGTGTTACCATGAGCGATGGTTTGGTTGCTACCGGAATCACCTGTCAATGTGAACGTAGTCAATTGGTTAGTGTTATCATTTGCAGTCATATCATCTACAACTAAGTCTATCGTACCATCACCGTCTTGGTAAGTCGCACTTATTCTAGTCTCAGTATTAGAACTAAACATAGCCCCGACTATATCCTGAACCTGTTCCGTAGACAACTGAGTGTCAGATAACTGACTAGTTAGAGCAACTGTTCCAGTAGCATCCGGTAAAGTGATTGTTCTATCAGCAGTAGGGTCAGTGATAGTTAGTGTTGTCTCATTAGTATCAGAAGTAGCACCCTCAAACACAATTGCGTTTGCTGCCTCCATAGTTACAGTATCAACAGTCGTTGTTGTTCCAGCGACATTCAGGTTAGGAACAAGTAATGTTCCTGTGCTTGGGTTATATCTCAAAGCACCAGTGTCATCCAGTAAACCATTTGACTCATTATGGAATACAACAGGGAAGTTAGTATTCGCAGTGCTATCTGTTACTGTTACAGTTGTTGCTACTGCGGCAGTCCCGCTAGTGTTCTGATTACCAGCAGTGTTAACTCCGGGTAGATTTATGTTTGCAGTTCCGTCAAAACTAACACCACCGATGTTCCTTGCTGTTTCAAGTGCGGTTGCAGTGGCTGCGTTACCTGTTGTATCTTGATTAAGAGTTCCTACAACTAAGTCTATTGTACCGTCTGCATCTTGATAGGTTGCTGTAATACCCGTTTCAGTATTGCTACTAAACATTCCACCTGCTATATCTTGAACCTGTTCTGTGCTTAATTGAGTGTTAGTATTGGTTGTAAATGTCAGGTTATTTTGCATGTAGGTTTTCAGTCTACTCATTGTTGCCTTGCGATTCGTTCCTCCTGCTCCGTCATCTACAATCATCAAATCAGCGTCAACTAATGCAGCGTTGATATCCGTCATGCCATCTATGTCTAGACCAACTGTTACTGTATCTGTTGACCCAACAACGGTTGCTATACCATCTCCACCAGCGATGTCTAGTGTATTTCCATGTGCTATCGTTTGATTGCTTCCTGAATCTCCTGTTAGAGTGAATGTTGTGAGTTGGTTGGTGTTAGCCGTCATGTCATCCACTACCAAGTCGATAGTGCCATCTCCATCTTGGTAGGTAGCAGATATTCTTGTTTCCGTGTTGGATGAGAACATAGCCCCAACGATGTCCTGTACTTGTTCATCTGACAGTTGGGTGTTGGTATCTGCTGTCATATCGTCTACAACGAGGTCAATAGTACCGTCACCATCTTGATACGTTGCACTTATTCTTGTCTCTGTGTTTGAACCAAACATCGCACCTACGATGTCTTG